GTAAGATGAAATTAGAGTTAAGCAATGCGTCAATTAATAATTTAATCTTGGGTTCAATAGATGCCACGGTATGATGATTTTGAAGATACATAATTGCATCCAAGTCGCATGATTTAATAGCCGGATTAGAATTATAATAGGCCTTTTCTGTTAAAAGATTAGGTGGTGTAATATATTTAAGATTTGTGCTTCCCTTTATTATTATATAGGCATCATCCTTATCGGCAGCATTAAAATCTTGAATTGCTTTAATGCCAATTGGTGTAAGTACTGTAAATGTTTCCTTCTCAAAGTTATCAAATATTTTGGATGCCATATTTTTTTGTTTTTTTTTTAGTACTATATATTATTATTAATTAAATTATAAAAAAAATAATAAATAGTTAGGAGAAGATTAATAGGCGGCTAGAGCCATTTGTTCATCACCACCGATAATAACCGGCCTAAACACAGAGCCCTTGCCCTGCTTCATAGTCTTTTGTGCAGAAACTTGCACAGATTTCATACTGCGCGATTTCCTCGATGACTTTTTAGACATAACAGCCTTCAAGTGTATCATGGATTCGTATGTGTCAACAATTCTACTAATGGATGTTTCCAGGAGCATTTCGCTATACTGAGGATATTTGGCTACAAACTCCCTAATTTCGGCCATATACTTTGCATATTCAATATCAAGTGTTTTGGCTCTAGCCATAAGTTCAGGAGCCATTGGTTTGTTATTGGGTGCGTTAGGATGAGCATATGCAGCCTGGATAATGTTATGCACTTCTGCCTGCATTTTTTGTTGTTCTTTATTCATCTTTGATTTACTCTTAGATTTCTGTGTATTCGTATTACAGCAAGTATCGTCAAATAAGTTATCTATGAAAAATACTGAATATGTTACTGGCAAATCAATTTTAGCCTTATCAAGTGATTTATCTTTGGAAATAGATTTTTTGGTATAACTTACCAGTTTTCGATATGATGTTATCGGCACTCTACCACCAGACATAGGTTTTGTGGATTTCCCTGTTTTAGACTTATTCTGTAAAGTTGTTATTGGCAAAGGATTTGCAGCAGCTGGGGCAGCACCTCCATGAGGTTGCTGACCACCTTGTGCCTTAGATTTGCCGTGTTGCTGACCACCTTGTGCCTTAGATTTGCTATGTTTCTGACCACCTTGTGCCTTAGATTTGCTATGTTTCTGACCACCTTGTGCCTTAGATTTGCCGTGTTGCTGACCACCTTGTGCCTTAGATTTGCCGTGTTGCTGACTATTACTGGGTTTTTGTTTATGATGTTGTTGATGACCAGAATATGGTTGTTTCCCGCTCTTAGGTGGTTGTGCTGGCGGGGCAGGATGTGCTGGAGGTATAGGAGGTATAAATTCAAATTCGGCATTATTGGCACTAACTTCATTACCAGATATAGATTCATAAGAATCACCCAGCGGTATTATATGTTGCGGTGTATAAAATCCAATTATATTATCACCGTCATCTTTATGCATATAATTACAATCTACAACTAGTACAAGACTATTTGGCTTATTTGAATTGTTATCTAATTGGTTATGATAAATATAATTTACACTTGTTACCATAAACACAGAATTTGGTGGGAATATATATTCAGATTCATACATAAAACTTATATCATCTGGCACAATATATACTTTATGTTTCCTTTGCATACGTATTCTTAGTAAACAACATTCTGTATATACAAAACGGGATGCAACTGACGAATCAGCTGATGCAGATGTTGGAATAGCATTGTATATATAATTTTGCTTACTTACATCTAATTCGCCAAACCGTAAATATCTACCATCAGTTGAACGACAGTTTAGTAGATTTACACCCTTATACAAAGTATATTCAGATGGTAAATATTTATTAATGTCTTTTGAATTAAGCCCTGCAAATAATTTAACAAAACTATTATGTAATTTAATTGCTGTCATATTAATAATTCCATCATTAATTTTAGTATTTAGAAAGCTGTCATGTTCTGTATATAACCAGCCAAACATAGCAGCGGAATACATTGAACTACTAGAAGTATAAGAATTTATTTCATTTGTAAACTGATTCTCAATAGTATAATCAAGCATTGCAATACCTACACTATTGTTTTTAGTATTGAAAGGTTCAAGTGTATCGATGAACAGTTGTTGGTCAATTTCAGTAATTAATGGTTTATCATGCATAGCTTTGGCATTTTTAATTGTTGTATCATAATCTACTGATGCTAAATCACCGGGAGTAACTAACGGAGTATTTTTTTCAAAATTATAGAATGGGTCACCAGTTGGTTTAATAACAGGGTCATAGTATTCGTTTTTTAAGAACCGGATTAAATCATTAAAATGGGCAGCATCCATAAAAGTTTTATCCAGGGAAGTAAACAACCGGCTTATTTGATTTTCTTTAATCAATTTCAGCACATAATCTATGCGAACCTGAACCTGGTCTCTTTTCCAATAATATTGTTCTGACCTATACGGGCCAAAACTGTAATTATATAACCTATGTAGTTCATGAAGTATATATGCAAGACTAAGATATGATGCTTGATTACCAGTATTACTTATAGCATATAGGAATTGTTCGTATAATTCGCCAGGGTGTGCGTGCCTCCATTCATTGGAATCAAAATATATAGGTGTGACTTGTTCAACTAGTGGATAGTAAAGCGTAGGGATAATATCCTCAGGTTTGTTTATTAAAAATGTTATTTCTAATAACTCTAATTGTAGAACTAAATTTGTATCTTTATTCATAATTTTAATAAAAAAGTTGTCTTTCCTCTTGTTAACACTTTGTATGACCATCTTTTTCCGCTTAATTAAATTTGCTTTATAATATTCAAATAATCCGTTGTCATTCAATATATCATTAAGAGTGTAAGATTTTGTGATATTAGCATCTACATCAGCAGGATCCATGCCAGGTAATTCATCAATGCTATCATCTATAATTATAGTAAAGCCGTATTGGCTTAGAATATTTTCTAGTTGTAATATACCAGTTCCTATCCTATTACTAGGTGCGTATGTTACAAGTGGATTATTTATTAAAGTATTTCTGAATTTTTGTATTTCTTTATTCGCCAAAGCTTCGCTAAATGTATTATCCATCACCATTAAAAGGTCCAGATCTCCAGCCTTAAGTTTTGGATGGGATAGAAAGTAGTTTGGATCTGTTAACAAATGAGGTGGTGTTATATATTTAAGATTTGTACTACCTTTTATGATTAATTTAGAGCCTATATTGTTAGAATGTCTATCCATATTATAATTAAATACAGATGCCATGCCAATCTGTGATAATATTGTAAATGCATCCACATTCACTTGTTCAATTATACTCATTTGATTTATGGGTATTTGTTGGTAAATTTGATATATATTATTATATATATATATATAAAATAATTTCTTATTTTTCTAATAAATATATTGTTGATTATAAACCAGAATGGACCTGATAACAGAATTTAAAGAATCCTTTAGTATCAATGCACTTATTAAGTATTCGGTGCTTGGTCTGGTATACGCTATCATTTTAGTAAGTAACTTATATGGTAGTTACATGGTGCCTAACCCATATCGTGCTAGTGGAGTAGGTGCATGTTATGATCGCCCGATCACCGACCGTTATAAGGGTCTACAGGATATCCTACATGTTAAAAGCGTAGATACACATAAAGCATGTGAAAAGGTCGCTAATTACGGGTTTATGGTATGTATTATCCTATTCTTTATCAACTTCTTCCCGTCCAATATCCGAAATATGAAACTCATCTTCCTGTTCACTACACTATATGTAGTTGGGTTCCTGGTCCGTATTATTGCATTCAGTGTTACTGTACCGCCGCCTCCTAACCAAGAAGTAGTAAAGACCGTTAAATGGTACGAAATCAAAAAATTATTTGCAGGGTCTACTGATGCTTCCGAGCCAGTTAGCGATTTTATGTTTAGTGGACATGCATTTACTGTCATTCTAACCCTCTTATTCCTGTGGGCCTACCGTGATAGCTCATGGATCAACAAGTTTAGCTCCAAGGCCACTATCGGGATATTAGTATTGATATCCCTATTTGGGTTAGGGTCTATCCCATGTATAAGTATAAGTGGGCTACATTATACCAGTGATGTAGTTATTGGTATAGTAATGGGTATCCTACTATTCTTGTCCAGATATCACTTTATTATCCATTTGGATTATGGTGAACTCCTTTAATATGCACTCACTGTCTGCCCTATCTGCCCTATCTGCCCTATATTCAATAATCGTGTATTATTTTTTTTTTTAGATTTAACTGGTTTATATGATTGCAATAGTATTGTATTGTTTTTTATATTAGATTTACGTGATTTACGTGATTTAGGAATAGATGTTTTCCTCATTACATTAATATCTTCGTAAAACTCAGCAATTTTTTGTATAGACTGCTTATTTAGCATATACTTGTATTCTGGATGATTCTTTACATAGCCAGCAATTACCTGCATGTGTTTATTATAGTCTTTCTCAAGCGCTATTGCATTGTGTCTAGCCATAGAATCTAATTTTATTTTAGATGGGTCAGAATATGCTTCGGCCATAGTTGATAATGCTTCAGTAATGTTTACATTACCGACAGTTGCAGAATCACAACATGAATCTGCAAACATATCATCAAATATAACTGTGAATGTAACAGCTGATCTGGTATGCTTATTATTATTTTCAACAAACATTAATCGTTTCATTGTTGCAGGTCGAGAATTCATAGAAAATTTGCCTCCCTGCATTGGTTTTTTGCTTCCACTATTTAATTCCTGATTACTTAGTGAAGGTAAACTGAATGGTTCGTCCTGTACGGGCTTAGTCGGTCTTGGTTCGGGTATTTTAGGCATTTCTTTATATGGTAATTCAGGTGAATTTAAATTAGCTGATTCAGTATTGTTTACATATCTATTACCTATTATATCTAAATACTCTTTCATATAATGTTGTATTGAAACTAGTATAAGCTTATTCTCATTATCTGTTATAGATGAATTCATTTTTTTTTTAACTAAATATATAAAATATGGCTTATCAACATATTCATGTATATCATAAAATTCTTTATTTAGTGTGACTATTTTTTCATCTGGTTTTACATCGGGTACAGACGCTGCGTCCGGTATTTCATGGACGTCAGGCGCAAAACCTGGTAATTCATCTCCGGATTCGATATATTTATATTCACAATCAATTAATAAAACCATATTAGTACCGTTACCATAATCAGGCACAATCTGGCTCCTATACACATATTGCACATTTGTAATTAAAAATACGGATTTTGGAGGTAGTATAACTTCATTTTGAGAGGTATAACTTGAGTATTCATCATTTGCAGGAATAAATAATACGCTGTGTTTATGATGCATTTTTATACGTAATATGCAACATTCATTTTTGGCAAACATTTCAGATATATGAATAATAGATGAAGTAGATGTCGGAAGTGGATTGTAAATGTAATTTGGTACAGATAAATCAAGATTAAGAAAATCAAGATATGTACCATTATTTGATTTACAATTAAATAAGCTAACACCCTTGTATAATATATAAGTTTCCGGTACATGTTTTTTAAATTCATTTTTATATGCCGGATTATTTAAGCTAGTAAATAAATCTACAAATTGTTGATGAAATTTAATTGTTGGTATTACCTCTTCACTTAATTCAGGTTTTATGTATTTTTGTAAGAATTTTATATTACCTGTATATAACCAGCTAATAATATTTGATGAATAATTTGCACTTCTATTTGTATATTCTTGAATTATATTATTATAGCCAAACTTTAATATATGCTCATTAACCATTTTACCAATAGGTTTCTCTAGGTCATGAAAATAATGTAATATTTTTTCCATTTTTTTATTTTCAATGGGTGATGTGCTATTATTTATAATATTTCTGTTTATAGTTTCAATTGACGTGTTTGCCATTTGTGATTTATCAACAATAGATGTATTTGTTTTAAAATCAAAGCATGGTGAATTTGGATATTGATTTTGTAAATATTCAAGAAAATGCTTGAATTCTTTTTTTTTTAATGACATATCGCTCATATATTCGCTATTTATTTCATTATTACTAAGTAATTTCAAGATATAATCAATCTGAGTTTTAATGTTTTCGCGATTTATTAATTGACGTTCGGAAATATAAGGACCATATCCATAATTATACTCGGTTACTAAACGATAAATTAATGAAGGTATACTAGGATAATTATTAGTATGTAAATATGATACAATTTTTTTAATTTCTGTAGGTGAATGTTGTGACCTCCATTTATCTGTATTAAAATAGATTGGATTTTCAATATTAACTTGTTTTTCAGAATGATGAAGTATAAAATCTGGGCTGGTCATGTCAACACTAGGATTAAGTTTATATGTTATGTATAATACGCTAACAAAAATAATGGTATGTGTTTGTTTGTTGTATATTTTTATACCAACCGAATCTTCTTTACGACCATTAACTATATTACTATGTGTATGGAATATATATTTATGATACGAAAATGGTATATTTTCATTAAATATATCTGATATTAATAACGCTTTATTGTTTAGTTGTCCTAAATATAAAGTATAACCATGTTGTCTTAATATATTTTCTACTTGAATAATTCCATGACCTATTTTAGATACATTAGCAGTTTTATATATTACCGTGGACAAAATGTAAAAACTATCCTTTATATTGTTTAACAGTGTGTTTACTTTTTCGTCGTTATCATCATCCGCACTTAATAAAATTTCTACATTAATATACTTACTTTGCAGATAATGGCTAGATTTATAGTAATCAGGACTATTTAATAACTTTGGTGGTGTAATTTTTTTCAATGGTTCTTTTCCTACAATAATAATATTATCATATTGAGCAACAGCATTTAATGCAATATTATTTAATACGGTAGACAGATTAGAGACTAGACTATTCATATTTTAAGTTTATGTGGATATTTATATTATATGGATATTTATATATGAATATTATATATATATAATAAAAAAAAATAAAATAATTGAAAATGAAATATTTGTGCACAAACAATTTAAGCACATCACTGAATAGATATGATATCATATTTATTTTTATTATAGTATTCATCTTCTACGGTACCTCTAGTAATTAAACGGACAACTTTCACAGGTTTATTTTGACCTAGACGGACAGCCCGGCCAATTGCTTGACTTTCAACCGCTTTAGTCTGTTCGGCATCCATATTAAGAACATCTACGAGTATAATATGGCTGGCTTCAGTAAGATTACTACCACTATTACTATGTTCGCTGCTGAGCATAATTACGCGAATAGAGTTATCCCGTTTAAATGCATCGATATTCTTATTTAGAACATGGACATTGCCACGACAGTAAACGTTCTTGATGCCGTATTCGTCCAATGTGCGCCCAATAAGCTTAAGCATATTATCATATTGGCTAAATACAATCGCACGGTTGTTCTTTTCAACATCTGCAAATATAGATTTCAAATATTCAATCAAAGTGGCCATCTTGGTACCGTATTTACTAATACATTCCGAACGCCAATTTTCATTTGCAAGCTGTTGGTTACTATCCAGTGCATTAGACTGGTCAGCTGGTTTATCATTTAGTTCAGCCATGGTAGTCATACGGACCTTACTTGCATCAATATCTTCACGACATTCTGGACAATTAATAGTTTTCTTATTAGTGCATAAGGCCGCAAAACAGTCACCGCACATAATATGTCGACAATCTGTTACAACTACACGGCTAGAATCACTATATTCCATCCAGCAGATTGTACACGGCTCGGCTGTTTTCTCCTTGATAAAATCATTACTTTCGAATAGTTTAATTTGGTTCTGAAGCCGGAGCATTTCACGTTCGCCCTTTGCAATCTGTTCTTGGAATGATTTTATTGAATTAACTGCACGGCTAGAATAAGTACCAATAAAGTAGTATACAATATATATGATTTCACGTTCTGACCATTCCGGGCGAGAGTCAAGAGAATCCAGAATTTCGGTGCACAGTAGCAGAATATTATCATAATTATCATTGTTGCATTCAAGTAGACGGCGGTACATGACTTTGCGTAATTTCTTAAGTGCCTCTACTTCCAGGTCGGTAGCTACATAATTACCGTACTTTTCGGTATCGTGTGCAAATGCGCTATCAATCATATTTTTGAGACGGCGTTTGTCAGAATATGATACTTGATTCAGTTCCATATAGTTGGTATCCATATGTACGATGATAGATTCTGAAAGCTTCTTCTTTTCGGTAACGAGTGGAATTTCATTTTTAAGTTCGTCGACGTTCGCTGTTGCCTCGGCTAGAAGCTTACCAAAGTGTTTTACCATGGCCTTGTTAAGCTCTTCCAATGTAACAACTTTATCCGCAGTTAGACCCATCGCATTAAGGTCATAAGTACTAATGCAGATATTAGTACATAACTGGAACATACGACGGATGCGATCGGCTTCACGGCGTTCAGTAAACGTGCTATCAGTTTTGGCATTATTATAAATATTAGTCTCAATGTTGGTTAGGTCAATCATTTTAATGTCTTCTGTGAAGATGGGAATCTTAATCTCACCAGATACCAGTTTCTTGGTTGTCTTACTTATACACATCTTCTGAAACGCAATGGTTTCTTCGCGTTTAAATAATCTTGGTAGTAAATTTATGTTGTTATACGCTGTATGAAATGCATTAGTAAATCCTGACATATTGTCGCTATATAATTCTTTTAGAACAGTTTGTTTAGATAGGTCAGTTTTATAATCACTCGAAAGCCATAGCATGTAAGCCAGTAGATTATTGGCCTTGTGCTCAAATGGTGTAGCAGTCATACCCCAAGTATAATTAGCATGTAGGTTGAATATGATATTCATGCTTACCTCACGGTCGGCCTTTGTTAATAGTTTTGAGTCATAATAAGAATTTGAATTATTCCAGTTTGAGTTTGTAATTATCTTTTCATGTGCCTCATCTAGAATAAGCCTGTTCCACTTAATACGAAAGATATCAAAATATTGGTCAAGTTTATATGGTTCATCAATATTAACCTGCCAACCCATATAAACATAGTTAAGATAGTTTTTGTTGTTGAGTATATTACTAGACATAATATATACATCTGCTTTTCCTTCAAATTTTAAGTTTTTCTTGTACATTTTCTTGATATCAGTGATACTCGAAATTGTCATTACTTCAAGTTCATCATTCTTAACATACTTATCAAATTCATACTTCCATTGCTTAATTAAGCGCGGCGGTACAATAATAAGGGTGTTGAGTTCATATGCAGGTCGTCCAGCTACAGGCCTATCATTTTCTATTTGGTTGACAAGATGGCAAATGATGCTGAATGTTTTACCGAGACCGACATTATCGGCTAGAATACCTCCAGTATACTTAATAGTATTGCCAAAATGTTTTGGGTCACGAGCAAGTAACGCACTAGAACCACCAGATGAATTCATTACTAGATGGCGTTTTTCACCACACATATAAAATTCTCTATCAACTAATGTCGTATGACTATATTCAGCAATAAGCGAAGCAAGATTAGTGTATTCTGTTTGTATAGTTGCAGTTCCATTTCTTACTTTGGCTTCAAAATCGTCCATCCATACAACATTCCGTTTCTGGTAACTAAATGCCGTTCCGTTAATATGTGCTTTAATTAGGTCATATGACCCAAATTTGGATTCGATTGATTTTTCAGTGGATGCAGATGATAGAGGCGGGTAGTAATGGTCTGTATCTTTATGATATATCATATTATAAAACCCTTCTTCATCTTCATCTTCATTTCCATTTCCATCTTCACGAGTGAATGAAAACCCGCTAATTGTATTAGCGTTTCCAACACTAAACATATTTAACCGTAAATATTCAGAACTGTCAATAATATTTGATTTGGGTTCCAGGTAGATTTTAGCTAGCTCATCCTTAACATAAAATGACAGAGCCAATGTTCCATTATCCATAAAATAGTATCCACATTTGAAATTATCATAAATGACAGGTACATACCTCGAAATTTCCATCAGCATATTAAGATAGTCAAGTTGTTCTTGTCTTTCATAAGTTACTTGTGTATCCGATATACATGGCAAATCAATATTGTAGATATGCTTATAATATTTACTAATAACGTCATTTACAGTAAACCCGGACATATCGACCGCCTTGCCATATTGTGTATGGGTATATTTCAATACACCGTTAATGGTAATTGGGTTACCGGAACTTTTATATTTGCAGTTTGACAGTATCGTATGTGAATTACTATATGTTCCTGGTGCAATAAATAGCAAGCTATTTAGTCCACCTAGTTCATTCTTATAATAACGCCCGGCCAAGTAAATGAAATTGTTATTAAGTAGCCACCAGAGTTTACTAATATGGTCCTTGGCTAGATAATATACAGGTTCTTTTACCAATATATGACTTATATTATTAGTAATGAGAATTTCGGATACATCGTATATTTTATTGTATTTTACATGTTTGGAATCAATATACTTATTAGCCGATATGAACAAATCAACCAATACGTGGAAATATTCACCATATTCTTGACCCTCCATATCCAACTTATATGCCACAATGTTCCGGCTATCAAATGAACCAAATGGTATGACAATGTATGTATATTCATACTTATAAACATCATCTTTACCATCAAATACAGATTCATTATGTGAAGGTGTTTTGATAGTTGCAAATTCCACGGTACCTTTTGGTGGTTTTGTGGTTTGTTTGAATGGTATTTGTGTAATTTTGCAAATTACAAAATTACGTTGATGTGTATTGAGTTTAGTTGTAGGGGTAGTTCCTAGTGTAAATGGATTATCCGGAATAGGTGATGTATAATTACTTCCAGGCATACGAACCCCATAAAACATTGTAGTAATATATACAACATATGTGCACGGGTATTCCGTTTCAGTACTCACAGCGTTATTTATAACTTGGCGTTTTGCAAGGCTAGTACGTGGCATGTTATGTTGCTAGTTTAGTGCTATTTTAGTGAATAGAGTATATAACGGTTTAAGTTGCGAATTTTTGAAAAATAAAAAACAAAAAAAACAATTTTTTGCCGATTGCCGCGGCTAGATACTAGGAATGAATTCCCACTTCAACTCATGACATATCTTCTTCCATATTTGTTCCTGTTCATAAAGCTTCTTCCGGTCTTTCAAGAACTTAAAATTGCTCAAATAATCATCCAGTTCCAATAGCTCAAACAGTTTATAAAGCGTGTATCCATATGTAAGAAAATTCTTACGGGCATCGGGACAATGCGTATTAAACGGATGTTGTGCTTGCAAGAAAAGACCACGAATGATCTCTTCAACTTCCGGACTAATAACCGGTGGTGGCAGCCCATTCAGCTGGTTAATTATATATGGTATGTGCTCATAATAATCTGTTTCATCAATCTTCTTAAGAATCTCACGTAATTTATCCTTTGTTAATAACGCCATATTCTCAATACGCTCCTTTTTAAGCTCCAATAGAATTTTATCATAAACATGCTCTGGAATTTCGGTTGTTTCTTTGGCCTGAAATTGGCTAAGAATTTCATTAAGGTGATTTATGCGCTTATAACTAAATGACGTCATTTCCTTAGGTGGTTCCTTATGACTTTGTTTATCGCTGTCTACAATAATTCGTTCTGTCATACCACAGTTGTTACAGTTTAACATGCCGGCATTATGATTAAGCACCATTTCACTATGGCAACTTGTGCATATATCAAATAATTCGAACTCATCCTCATATACAGGTACATAGTTAGGGTCAATGATTTTCATATATTCATCATATATCTTTCGTTTATCCATAATGTCATTTGCAGTGCCTGTATTTACACTTGCTTTACTTGGATGTACCGTAGACACTCTATTATAAGCCCACTGAGCCTCTTCAGAGGCGGCTGGACGAACCATGTGCGCAGTGCATGCGGGGCTTTGGGCTTGCGAGTTTCTAGACATCAACGTTTTACTGGAATTAAGCTGCTGAACCGCTTGTGCAGTGGGCTTATAATTCAGTGTGAGCGGTACCGTTCCCGGTTTGTTATTGTTTTGAAGCGTAGTAGTACCATGGGGTGCCGATTTATCGTCATCAGTTCCATAGCGAAAGTCTAAATTTGGTGTATAATTATGATGCACTATAAATTGGGACTTGTCGGTATCCGGTCTAGCCGTCGAACCATTGGTTGCAGCGACCGCCCCAGACTTGAACTTGATATTTAGGGTTGGACGATTAGTTTCCATATTATAGGTTATAGGGGAAGTAGTATCTCCAAACCAATCCATAATATCGCGTTTTTCTTTTTTCTCTTTACGTTTTCCGTTAGCCGATTGGATGGCGCTATTATCTACCTGACCAAAACTAGCATCTAACATACTCATTATACCACTATTACCAACTGACGAAGACATACTAGGTTTATTAGCTGCTCCGTCCAATTCATCTATAAAATCCATACGACTAGTCATTTCAGTAATTGCCTTTTCATTTTTAATAAGTTTATAATATTTGCTCAATAATTTACCTGTTTTAATTAAATAATTCTTTTCTTCGGTTTTAGATTCAAGAGTCGCAATTTTTGCCCGTATTTCATCAGCACGATTCTCAAGTCGCCATATTTTGGTTTGTAATGTAAAATCTGGAATATGACTCTTATTTGCAGTAGAATTCCGCAATTGAGTAATTTGTGATTCAATATCTCCTAATTCAGTATTTATATCATCTAAGCTCTGATATTCTTCTTGAAAATGTGTTTTCATCTTCTTATGTAGACTATCTATAGTCTCTTTCTGAGACACTAGTTCACGTGTCTTATTCTTTTTACGAAATGCCATGGTTATTTGGGGGGTATGTATGCGGTAACTACAGAACTTTCTAAGGGTGTTTGGAGGTGGTATACTTATATGGTTAGCCGGGTGAATTACACTGGTTTATGAGGACAGGGTAATAAAGTTAAGTATTTATACTTAAAAAGTTAATGCGTAAGTGCTGAATATTAATATCACCAACTGGCCAATTCCCTTAAGTTGATTATTGGGATCCGGCTAAACTAATTAATCGGTTAATATATGTAACTATTTTGTAAGATATAATTAAACAATACCAGTTAATATAAATCTATATAGTAATAATATCTATTAAAAACATAAAACAATGGGAGGCGGATTACTACAATTAGTCGCATATGGCGCGCAAGATATATATTTAACCGGAAACCCACAAATTACCTATTTCAAAGTTGTATATCGTCGACACACCAATTTTGCAATGGAATCCATAGAGCAGACATTTAATGGTACTGCTAAATTCGGCTCAACTGCAACTTGTACCATTGCCCGTAATGGTGATTTAATGTATAGGTCATATGTACGGGCCATTTTACCTGCAGTTACACCGACAGCTGGTAGCAATTTCCGCTGGCTCAACTGGATTGGTCATGTACTTATAAGACATGTAACATTGGAAATTGGTGGACAGGAAATCGACAAGCATTATGGTGAATGGTTCCAAATTTGGAATGAACTTAGCCAACAACCGGGTCAACAAGCCAATTATGCAAACATGGTAGGCAATGTCCCGAGGCTGGTCCAACCATCTACTTCTGCCAAACCCGAATTAGAACTCTACATACCGCTTCAGTTCTTTTTCTGTCGCAATCCCGGTCTAGCCCTGCCACTCATCGCCCTACAATATCACGAGGTCAAGTTAATTGTAGTATTCCGCGATTTAGCAAGTTGTTATTGGTCTGAAAATGGTAATGAACCCACATTGAACGATAGCCAGCTTAGTGCATCTATATGGGTAGATTATGTGTTTTTAGACACAGATGAACGTCGCCGATTTGCCCAAAAGAGCCACGAATACCTAATCGAACAATTACAGACCACAGGTGATGAATCCATATTAAGTACTAGTAACCGTATTAACCTACCATTCAACCATCCGGTTAAAGAATTAGTTTGGGTAGTACAAAAACAGTCATTTGTTAATAGCACTTCTATGCAACCAGTTGGTGGTATTCAATGGTTTAATTATACTGATCGGCTAGACACCACCAACTTCACAGGAACACCCAGTGATTACCTAGGTGGAGGTATCGGAGGTGCTGCATTTAGTGGAATGAATCCATTTGCCAGTATGCCAGTCTCCGGGGCTACATATGCACCTAATTCCGGGGTTCTAGCCAATACCGGTATACTTGCACCATCTATTTTTGGAAATGGCAATTATGGTAACGCCAATATGGACTCACTCACATTTTATGACTTATTTGGAAATGGTAACTCGGCCGGCTCAGCTAGTGCAGGTGTTGCATACTCCGCTGCACTGCCACTATTTGATGTCGGACATAACCCCACTGCATTTGCAAAACTCCAGCTCAATGGCCAAGACCGATTCACTGAACGTACGGGTCGGTATTTTAACCACGTACAACCATATCAGCATCACACAAATGGACCTGCTCCTGGTATCAATGTATATAGCTTTGCACTAACACCCGAAGAACATCAACCAAGCGGTACCTGCAACTTCTCTCGTATAGATAAAGCCACTCTACAACTCACTACAACACAAGCAACAATTCAGACCGAATCTGAAGCCGCTAACGCCGCCACTACCACATCCGAGACCGCCAAAGTACGCGTGTATGCGACAAATTACAATGTATTACGTATTATGAGCGGTATGGGCGGACTTGCTTATGCTAATTAATGTGCGGATTGCTTAATTTTAATGTTTCAAAAAGTAATTAACGTCAACGTTCCCCCCGAAATGAGAGATTAGCAGTTAGCAGTAAGTAGATGTTTCCAATGATGGTGAATTGATACTCAGGGTAAGCGGTGTTGTCTCAGTAGGTGCCGTTGTCACTATCTTTATAGATGGTTGCTGTTTATTAGGGGATGGGTTAATCATTATGGAATCTAGACCATCATCAATAGTTAGTTTTGAGGCTTCTTCTTCATATAATTTGCGTATGAACAGCGGTGGCAAATATTTGCAGTCGGTTTTAATTTTTAATATATCTGTTTCAAGCGCGTTACAGAAATCCATGAATTCTTCATTAGGATTACATATTTCAAATTCTAGTCGAGTAATTAGGTCGTCATATGCATCAGCACTTGCCTGGAAACTGTCTTTACGAGTTGCAAAGCCAAAACTATTTGATACAGATTGTATTATAGTTGCACCAGCAGTGAGAATGCCTACACCAATACTGAAACCCTGCTTAACGTTAGTTGTAAGTATATCACTGGTTGCCAGGAAACTAAGCACACTACTTATACCGGTAATTAACACACCCGGTATTACAAACCTGTTATTCATATTAGCATAGTAATTACTGGTATAGTTGTTTATGTATTTCTCCTTTTCCAGGCGTTTGCGAAATTTATTAAGTAATTTAACTTGGTTTTGTGTATGGTATATTGGTTCCGTCATAAATAATGTATAATTATGCGTGACAATATTCGAGATTATTATTATTATAGTATTATAAAATATATAAACTGGGAAGTGTTATTACAATATGTCGCAGTTAAATGATACTTTGAAGGCGCTAACAAAGCAATATGTGGATACCCAAAATCAAGCGGATATGTTATACAAGCAAATGGGCGAACTGCGTGACAAGAAAAAACAAATAGAAACCGCACTTATTAATCAAATTAAGCAGGCTGGACTATCTAGCTATGGGATTACATATCAAGGTCGCAAGTTATATATCGGAAATGAAGTCACGTATGACACGCTTACATATAAGTACCTTGAAACCTGTCTGATGAGCCTGTATCAAAATGACAAAGAAAAGGTAAAATCAATAATTACATTTATCAAACAACATAGACAAAAACAAACTAATCAGACAATTAAAATTGGCAAACGTGGCTAGAATGTGGTTAGGCACACGAACTCCATTTGTCTTCGTTAAACGGCATAAGTTTCCAGTTCTTTAGCTGGCGTTTGAACATATTAACCTTTTCGCGTATTTCCCTTTCCTTATCACTCACATACGCAGATTTCATTTGTTCACTGTCTTTGGGAACACGTTTAACACCATAACAGTTAACACCGAATTGCATATTCTTGTTTTCAAAGTATCCGCCGTTGATACCGGGCATACCACAACTTTCGGCCTCTTCCGGATCGCTATCCTGGTACTTTTGCCAAAAACTGGCTTGAATAGGATACAGTGCTAGTTGACCTTTGGTCCATCCATAGTTACACCAATTGGCACCCTTCTTGTATGCATCTACTACTTGTTCATATGTTGCCAATTCGGAACCATAAGCACGACATACCGCCTCGCCATCATCATATGTAAACAAGTTATCTGAAACATTAAATACTTGTTTAGTGCCTTCTGTACCAGTTGCTACCATGCCAGCGGGTGGTGTATTTGTTGGTATCTGAGAAGGAGGAAGACCATCATATTTTCCAGCTGTGCCATCAGCTGTAGGGTTGTTATTAGCAGCCGACACTGGTGAATTACGGGATTTGGTAAAATTGCCTCGTGTAGGCATGGGTGTAACTCGTCGACCATAACCAATAATAACATAGTAGATAATTATAAGGGCTAGAAGGGCAAACAGAGCACCTACACTTATTAAAATAAAATTAGTTTGGCTATCACTACCACTTAGCATTGTGGAATTATTAATCATGCCTGGCATTTATACTTAGTGTTTTATGTGTTGTATTGTATTGTATATTATTTATTAGCCGGCAATATTTTTAATTAATGTCGCCATCTGTGATGTGGAGTTAAACTCTTTCATAGAATAGAATATATGCACTAGGGTTGTTAAGCACATGCGACTCATCTACATTTGACATGCGGGTATCGTTTGCCAAATACCAATGGTCATCGGATTTAATATAAGAGTAATAATGGCCGAAATCGAGTGTACCACTGTGATTTACTGTACTAATTAGCCTATATGTCGCAGGCTTGGCATCTAACGGTGTAATCGGATTATATTTAGATATATCCAATGTCATTGGATAGCCAACCAGATTATTTACTTTGCGCATCCTATGTGTACGTTGGTCGTATGCAAACCGTTTAAGCGAAATAATCAACACATTTGGGAGCGTGAGAATACTACGAGTAATGGTATTACGTGCCTTGTTTTTGCACTTATCACACGCATAATCACCATCCAATTCTTCAGTGTTGAAATAGTGGTCCATGCAATTATAGACTGTCCCTCCATCAGCGGATGCTAGATGGTCAATAGGCAGACATAAGACATTCATTGGATTAAGGTTAATATTCTGATGTCGGCAACTACTACATGTAATCACATCCATTGTATAGAAATAGATATCAGTATTGAGAACCGTATATTCTTTAGAATACCGGCGATGAATATCACGCAATAGTTTATACTCTACACGTTTCTGCATGTCTAGCTGTTCAAGTTCCTGTTCCGACATACCCAGAACTGCATCAGGGATTTTGAGGTCCAATGGTCGGCTATGCGAGTCATGGATGTAATCAATCATGACTATAAGGAATTCCTGTGCGTCATTTTGGCCACCATTACAGAGATGGTCCATGCCATTATCAGTGAAAACTGCATTACAGATTTTGACAAAGTTCCTGGGGTCGATAGTTTGGTTTCCTGCCTGGAGTGTAACCAATAGGTCTCTCAGGGATACATACAGATAGAGTTTGGTATTTTCGCGTTTCAGTTTATTAAGGTACCATGCGAATTCGTGCATATCGCTTTGTTGTCGCTCTATGATTTCACTAGATGTGCGCGCAATTCTCTCATCATCATTTCGTAGGTGGACAGTCTGGATAATGGCATCCATATCTCGTTGGAGTGCATCCTTTTTCCGGAACTCATGTAGTCCGAATGTTTTAATTATGTCAAAGAAGTATGTATCCATTGCCTCCGAAGTGTTAATGAACTTGGCTAGAGGCCGCAAATGCCGAAGACACTGGATTACTGAGTTGATATAGCAGAAATTGCCATGATTAATAAGACCGGAAGGGATAGTGTGGTCTGATGATGTCATTATTGAATATTTGCAAACTTGTAATATAATTTTATACTAATTGTAACATACTATCGCATAACATTGATAATTCAATTTTTCTTGAAAATAATTACCAATTTAAGGGAAATGCGACACTTTAGCATTTAAATTGAATATATTCTATCACACACCTAAAATGTCGATGTACACAAGCAATTCGGTTGTTCTTGTTGAGCGCCATTATATTCCACTAGAACTATATCAACAAGTATTTACGCCACAGAGATTAACACCGAATATGAATGTAGGCCAAGCACCTACTGTAACTGTTTCTAGTACACTAAATGGCGAACCGGGGCATAGGGCTTCACGTACGGCTAGACCCACAACATCTACTGGGCAGGCGGGTAATCTGTTTCAGACTGTAATGGAAAACTTCTTTCCTAGGTCTAGTAGCCAGACTGCAAATACTAGCGTTAATCAGACAACTAGTAATGTAACTGCATCATCATCCGGCAACGGAAATACCCGCCGAGTTGTAGTTAGTGATGTATATATGGATACATTCGACATTGGGCCATCCGGCCTAAATAGTAGGGAAGACGGAATGCTCTTGTTTAATACGTTATTCAGGGCTGCAATGGGTGGTGGAAGCAGCCAAGGGTCTAGCCAAGGTCTAACCAGAACAGAGATTAGTAGAAATAGTGAAACATATGAAATAACCGGAAATAGCGCACCATACAGTACGCAAGGTGGTGCGATGACATGTAGTATATGCACAAGTGAATATGAATCCGAGGATGATATCCGGCGTCTTAACAGTTGTAGACATGAGTTTCATGAAACATGTATTGATACATGGTTGGCAGCGCATAATAATTGTCCAGTGTGCCGAACGGAAGTTATTGCCAATATCAATAATATAGATTAGTTATCTTTTATACCGTCAAGTACACTATTTAAGACCACCCTATTCGGGTGGT